CAATTTCTTCCAGAAAGCGTCTGGTCTTCGATGCACCCATGCTGAGATATTCGCAACAATCTCCGATTGCCATCAGCTTTTTATTCTTAAATTGTGCATTCTCCATATATTTTCCTCCATGCTTTAGCAATGTTGTATATTGTGATTATATTTTGCAAATGCTATCATTTACTATTTATATTTTATCATGAAGTGCCTTTGCTGTTAAATGTGCTGTAACAATTTGAATTCCAGTCTTCAATTGCTTTCCTCCGCAACTTGTGGTAACTTGCGAACTCGTCTTGAATCACGCCTTTGATTCTGCCACACTTGCCACATGAGATAAGACAACAGAACTTTTGATCTTCCTTGAGAATCTTGATGTATACATTTTTGCTCGTCACAATCAGAAAGTCCGAATGGCATACAGGACATTCCTTCACTCTATCGCTTTTTCTTATCTGTCCGTTGTTTTTGAGCATGTATCCGCATCCTCCATTCTTCCAGTGCCAAATCTCTTGTGAACTCTGTCACAAACTGCTTACACTCTCCGCACATCACCACGCATACCCCGTTTCGGTCAAAGACAACAGGTTGACCGCCACATGTACAGTCTGGCAAATCCGTTACTCTTCCCATACCCTGTCTCTCCCATATCTTGCCAGAAGCAGTGCTTCTGCCATTCCATCCGACTCTTTCCTACACCTTGGGGTGGGCAATAAATTCACCCCAGGGTACAGTTCCTTCACCTTGTCTATGGATTCCTGTTTATCGGCAGTGATTCCGAAGTGCTTCTTCCATGTCCGTGGGTCAACCTCTGTGACACCTATCTGGAATGCGTCCAGAACGCCCAGAATGTATCCGTAAGACTTTCCAAAGCTGAACATGGATGTCACCCCTTGCCCCGGCATCGCATGGACTTTTTCAAGGAACACATAAGCCTCATGCTGATACAGTTGGCAGACTTCCAGAAGTGCTTGGTTGCTGTAGGGGATCGCCTCTTCTTTCTGGATACCTCCAAACGCTGTTCCCAGAAGTCCGATACCACCTTTTGCCCCCGGATCAATGCCGATAAACATCATCCTTGATCACCTCCTACTAGTTGAACGGAAACACATCTGAATTCATATCCACCTGATAGAATCCTTCTTCGTTTGGTTCAGAACCGCTCTGAAACGCTCCAGAATCGTTTTTAAGGCGTTTTAACTGCGGTACTGTGGAATCTTTCGCTTTATTGTAGTCGCACGGTTTAAAAGGCTTTGTGGTGCGTCCTATCGTGCCATCCGGCTTGCGGTACTCTTCCTGTCCGAAGACAAATCCAATCTTTTTCCCTTTGAACGAATTAACGAATGTTCCTTCGCCCGGATGCTGATCAAATTTGGTGATGAATCCGGGATTACTCTGCTCAACAGCAGATGTAAATCGTTTCAAATTCACAGTGCTGTATTGTCCGCTCAACGCAATGTAATAAATGCCCCTCCACTTAGCTTTTTCTCCCTTCCGTTTTCTGTCATTGTCGAAGGTCTTTCTGAACCATCCTGTCTGCGTATCGTTCTGGTCAAAGTCAAAGTAGACCGCCAGTGTGGGGTTGCCTTTTGTGGATGTGTACTCTTTCACTTCAATGATCTGGCAGAGTTTTCCACCCAGTTCAATAGGTGTATACCCTCCAATTGTTGTTGAATCGTATTCTGCTGGTTTAAGCATGTGAGTTTTCCTCCTGTTTATTTATCTGTGTTCCGTAAAAATCACGGATGCAATCATCAATCAGTTTCAAATCATTTGGGATTTCTTCTTCAGCAAACAATCCCATAGGTGCTTTCACGCAATCAGAGCCGTCTGTAACTGTTCTGACAAAGTGTTTTCCGTCCTTGGACATACATCTGAGAACAACAGTTACCATGCCGTCCAGAAGGACTTTGTCATCGAGCAGCTTTCCAATTGTCTTGATTTTAGTAACCCCATAATCATTGGTAGACTCATGGAACATGAAGTACGTGTTGATGTCTCTGGGGAATCCTTTGCAGAAGTTAACGAGATTCCACATTGCGTCTGCAATATCGTTGTACAGTTCAAAGGACTGGTTTCCTTTCATGTTCCGGTGCTTCGCCATGAAAATGCATGTCATGACATAACCGATATCATCCAGAACAATGTTCTTTACTTCTCCACTGTCTATCCATGTTTTCAAGGTCTGACCAATCTGCTGAAGATTGTTGCCTCTGTACTCATGGGCGAATCCACCACGGAATGGAAAGTCTTTTCCCAATACGTTGATAATGCCTGTGGTGTTCCTGTCCATTGTCTGCAAAGAACTGGTCTTCCCAGAACCCGGATCACCAATAATGAATACTGTTGCCATACTTACCTCCTATAAGAATCTCCTCCAATTCTGGCTGAAGAAGTGGTATTTACACACTTGCGTCAGTCCGTTTGCCTTCATCGTCTTTCTTGCTACCATGCGCTTTAAGTGTCTTAATGCGTTCATCTGACCTCCTATCTAATCCGAAGACTTCTAGTCTGTGAAAGTCTAGCCCAGTCACACGTCATTCCATCTTTTAAGTCTTCAATAATTGCACGTTTATCTATTTTCGGTTCTTGAGCAATCAAATATTGATTGGGTATTTTTGTTTCATCCAAAATAACCACAGAAGGAACATTTTTCTGAATCCCGAAGCTGAACAGTTCCGTCTTAAACTTCTCTTTCCCTGTCAGAATCATTGCATCCTGTAAGTTTCCCTTGAGATATGCCACATGATTTTCAAGAACTCTTTTCTTGTCCTGTAATCTGGCAATCTCTTTGCTGATTCCGTCAATGTCGCTGTTTAATGAGACAATTATCCTGGCATAGTTATCTGCCTTTTCCTCTATCTCACACTCGATACCTTCGAGTGTGTTCTGGATCATCTCCGGGTCTTCCTCGTCTTCCATGAGCGACAGCAGTTCCATCCACTGTGCTTTCAGTTCGTAGAGTGATACCATTATTTCTCCTTTCTTGTTGCCCTCCTCATTCGTTCTCTGAGGTTCTTTTCAAGCAACTCATTGTTAATCTTCATCTGCTGTTTGAGCGGAACATCCATTTTTAGGCACTTATCGCCAGACAAATACCGTTTCGCCTCTTTCCGCATTGCACTTTCATATTTCCGGCAGATGTCTTTGAACATTGCTGTAGTGGCAAGTTCGCCTTTTCCCTTTCCAACAATTTTGAAGATGTTTGCCGGAGTGACACCTTCGACAATCAGATCAACGATCTTGTCTTTCTGGGTTGTGTTATACAGTCCGTTCAGCTTTGCATCCCATGCTATCAATTTGCACACCCTCCTTTTAATGTCATGTGTCCTGTTGGACACATCCTTTTCTGCTTGCTTGATGATCCACTCTCCACTGATCTCCGTCCACATGTTCACGTTGTCAGACCGGAAGAAATCCATTGCCACCGTGTACGGTCTTCTCAGTTCCTCGTATCGTCTCTGTCCGCTCAGATTCAGTTCCCCGTGGTGATACACGCTTTCAAAAACAAGGAAATTCGTGATGTCATGAGCGAAATCTGCGAGAATCTCATCCACTAGCCACTCGCAGCCGGATTCTGAAGTAATGTGAAAGTCCTTAGTCAAATCCTGTCTTACTACTTCTCCCCTTGTGGCATATTTGCCGAACTCATGTCCTTCGATAATGATGATCAGACCGTGATGCGGAACATCATTCCATGTCTCTGACTTGATTTCCCGGTCTATGAATGCCGTTTTAGGCTCTTCGTCCAACCGTTTCTTCTTCCTTTGGTCACGCTCCAATACTTCATTGAAGATGGAAACGGATATCTCGTTTTCCTGTAGCCACATAAGCATCTCATTCTTTGGTGCAATCATTAGGAATGAGGATTGCGCTCCAAGGCAGATCATGGGATTCCCTTTCAGGTTTTCCAGCCTCTCTCTTAACTTCATCTCCTACCTCCTACTGACCTTGAATACTCAAATGCGTCACATCTTGCTACAATGTCTTGCCACTCCTTTTCTTGTTCTCTGGCTGCGGACAGGAACAGAATAGTGATGAGACACATAAGAGCCAGTCCAAACAAAACTAAAGTTAACGGCTTTGGTCTTGTCATTTTCAAACTCCTTTCAAATGTTAAGCATTGTTAAACTTTTGGGGTAAAATAAAAAGTGCCATAATCCTCTCTGTCGATCTGCAATGTTCTTGACCAGTTTTCGATGTCATCCTTCGTGATATCAATCTTGCCGTTCAGTTTTGCAGAGACTTGGGATTTGTGCGTTTGCAGTGCATCTGCGAATGCTGAATAAGTTCCAAACTTCTCAACAACTCGCCCTCTCAATTTGCTGTAATCATAATCCAATTCTTTTCACCTCCCTTCGGTTTAGTGTTGTTTAACTTGGCTTGAGTTTAACACCTCTTAACTATCCTGTCAACAGCTAATTTAAACTTTTTTAACTCTTTCGCTTAACTTTTGTAAAATTAAAGTGCTAGGATAAGCTTGGAGGTGAACATCATGAAACACGAAGAAACCGCAAGAAGACTCAGATCAGCTTTAACAAAGTCTGGATTATCACAGCAAGAACTGGCAGAAAAGTCCGGAGTGTCGAAAGCATCGATCAGTCAATATATCAACGGAACGCACATTCCCGGCAACAAGAAAGCCGGAATGATTGCTGAAGTATTAGGATGTAGTCCGCTCTGGCTTATGGGGTTTGATGTAGAGGATAATGCCCCACTGAGAGAAAACAAGAATATACAGAGATTTATGGAATTACTTGAACCGTTGTCTGAAGAAGAACAGGAAAGACTATTCAACATCATGAAGATGATCATCAATGAACGGAAGTAGTCCTGTTTATTGGACACCTTATTTCCTACAATACGAACAGACGTTCGTAGGAGGTAAGGGAAATGAAAATAGAATTATTGCAGTTGTTCCTGTCTCTCACCGCAGAAGAACAGGAGGAGGTATTAACTTTTCTGGAGGGGGTAAATGATGGAGAACAAGACGGAGAACCAGAATCTGACAACATGCCCGGACTGCCATAAGGAAGTCAGCATACATGCTAAAGTATGCCCACACTGCGGAAGGGAATTCAAGGATGAAAAAGCCGGAGAGATACGTATTCTTCTGATCGTCCTCGGCATTGCGCTGATGGTGATTGGTGTGATTTTAATCCTGGGTATCCCATCGTGCCAGTCCGGGAAAGCATTTATTACTTTTTAAAACAAAGAAAAAACCCAGATGATGGGAGCATCTGAGTTTTTTCTGGAGTTCTAAAATGGTGTCTGAATAGCTGTAACAAAAAGTGTTGTAACAAAAAAGTGTTATGCATAAAAAGAAAGGGCATTGCTAATGAGCATTTTAATTATACCATTTTTTACAATACTGTCAAAGTTACCCTAAAACGAAAATAAGGCACTTGCCCGTTTGTGCCTTATTCCCGTTCATCATTATTACAGTATAGGAGAAGTAATGAAAAAAAACATCGACCAGTCTTGCACTGTGTGCTTTTCACGCTCTGAATTATAACCAAAACGCACCCTATACGGAAGAAGGATAAAGAATGCCATACAAATATACAAAAATGATAACCATAGGATATAAGCCGGATGGAACAAGGGTGCGGAAGAGATTTTACTCAAACAGTAAAACAGACCTTGAGAAGCAGATACGGTCTGCCACGCTTGAGCCAAAGGACTTCCCAGAAGTAATACCGTCTCCGACTGTCACTTTTAAAAAATACGCAGACCAATGGATGGATATTTATAAAGTCTCCAAAGAAGCTGCCACGAAAGAAATGTACCGTAATGTTCTGCGTAAGACAAAAGACATCGACAGTATGCCCATGAATGAAATCCGGCAGTCTGACCTTCAGCGCATTCTGAGGGATAATTCTGACCGCCCGAACGCATGTGCCAAAATAAGGCTCGTATTTCGCCAAATTTGGGCTTGCGCTGTCGAGGAAGGTATTTGTACATCCGATGTCACGAAACGCCTTGAAGTGCCGTTTACGTGCGTTAAACAGCAACGTGCGCTTACCGATGCAGAGAAGAAAGCAATCAGCGAGGCAAAACTGGAACCAATGGAGCGGATGTATGTATCCCTTCTCTACTATCTCGGACTCAGACCACAGGAGGCACTCGCACTCATGCCCTCTGATTTCGGCAATGGAACTGTCACCATACAAAGAGCCGTAGGCTATAACTCCAATAATCCATATATCAAACCGACAAAGACCAGGAACATCCGCATTCTCCCTGTACCGGATGCCCTACAGGAACTCTTAGATGATTACACTCCGGGATTGTATCTGATCCACAGGGATAACCAACTTATGACCAAACACATCAAATCAGAGTTATGGTTAAGCATCAAAGAGAAGATCGAAGCCAGGTTAGGATACAAGACAGATATTCGTCCGTATACGTTCCGTCACAACTACTGTACTACTTGCTTCTATTCCGGCATATCTCTCAAGAAATGCCAGTATTTAATGGGTCATTCCTCTGCTCAGATGATTATGAAAGTCTATGCACATTTAGATGATAGTAAAGAACCTATTGACCGTCTGAAGTTAATAAAATTGTAACATGTCCTGTTTATCGTACACTTAAAACTGTGCCAAAACTGTGCCACCCTCATTATTTTCTCAGTTTTTTCTTCTTATATAAATGCAAAATTTCCCTATTTTTCATGGTGTCCAATTATCTGGACACATAAAATAAGAGAAAACCCTTGATATTACTGGGTTTTCTCTTTTTCTGTTTCATGAGCCATCGGGGACTCGAACCCCGGACAACTTGATTAAAAGAGATAGAAGAATGCTTTATTTAAGCGGTTTTTCAAGGCGAGTGTGCAGAAACTGTGCCACGTTCTAATTAAAACCTATGCTGAAAACGCTCTTCTATTGTCCAATTATCCTATGATTTTTGTCCAAGTCTGCTTGCCAGCGATGCCGTCTACATACAGCCCGTGTCTCTTCTGGAATGAACAAACTGCATTGTACGTGTTGCTGCCGTAGCTGTTATCAATCGTATCCGTATAATCTCCCGTGTATCTCAGGCACTTCTGGAGCAGTCCTACAAAGTCATTGTCATCGCCCTTCTTGAGCATTGGAAGGTAGCCAGTAAAAATGTCCTTTGTCATCTCTTTATAAGATGGTGTGGGTGTAGGTTTCGGGGAGGGTGATTCCGAATAATCAATCCACTTGGTAGCTAATCCGTGTTCAGTCCAGTATCCTTCTACAGTTTTTCCCTTCGCCCAACTTCTGCTGCCATCAGAACCAACGTAGGAATATTGGATGCCACCTTCCCACCGTGGAGTAGATTCCACGCAGTTGACAATGCCTTGCCCCGGCTCATTCCACTCAAAGCCTAAGTACCCTCCGAAATGCCCCGGCATATATAAGCACCGGAACTGGTTGCCAAGTGCCTTGAAGTTGTTGCTCCGGTCTGTACACCGATCCATAAGCTGCCTTTCAGTGCAATCTCCGGTTGCTGATAAGTCAGCTTGAAAACTTCCCGGCTGCGGATTGATGATGCTCCGCCCGTTAAATAATGCTTTATAAAGATTGGAGCAGTCGGCAGACCATCTAGAACCGCTCCAATATAAAAGGTTGTAAGGTGGGGTGTTATTATAGTCGGAAGGTGGATTTCCCTTTGCAAGTGCAATCAAAGTTTCCACCAATTTCTTTTCAGTATATGCTTTCATAGGTTTTTCATCTCCTTTCGGCTTTGCAGTTCCGGCAGTGTATATGCCTACATACTGGTCTATATCCACATTGGTAACGATACCGGAAACTCTGCCATACCAGTCGGTCTGCCTGTAGACGCATTTGTGGTCTGGTTCGGCATTGGTATGGTCTTCAAACCATACATCATACTTGCGCTCTATGTCACTGCCGTAAACACGATTGATGTAATCCCGGTTGAGGTACACACCAGTGCAATATCCCTGTGATAATACGTAGTCACAAAAGATTTCCGTCACCTGCCGCTGAAGATCTGTGGTAAGGTTGAACCCCTCTTTCACAGCGTCTTTAACCGTGTCCTCTTCTTGGTCACACCATATCACAGTGGATTGAGGCAACCCGGCTCGCCTTACGTTGTTGATTGCGTTAGCGGCATTTTCCTTTGCTTCCTTTATGCTGTGGACATAAATGAAATGGTACACTCCCGGAACGCTTATCCCGGCATTCTGAGCGTCTCTGACATAGGACAGAAACTTAGAGTCTACACCTTGCCCGTCACAGTCAGCACCCCATCCGCATCTGGGGATAATAAAGTCATATCCGGCAGATTTGACTTTCTTAAAATCCACATGACCTTGATGATGAGATAAGTCCAATCCCTTCATGTTCAGTCCTCCTTGTTGAACCACTCTGGTTTCAAGTCTCGTTCTTCACACCACTTATTGAATATCGGGGTCGCAACCCAATTCCCGTGGAGTTTTCCGAAATATTTTTCTCCGATCGTGAGGATTTCGTGTTCTTCATCCGGCCGAAGCAGGATCAGGAGCAACAACTGCGTCCTCAATCCATCCTTTTCCAGGATATCCAGTTTCTCTGGAATTTTCTTTTTACTATCATGTCGGTTGACGAAGAATGTAATAAGCTGACTCAGGACTGTCGATCCCAAGACCGCTGTTACGATAGTTAAAGCTGTGTTCATTGCAATTCCTTCTTATCTGATGCGTTAATGATCCCGTTCCATGCCGCAGAGATTCCTGCCGCCAGTGCGCCTGTGATGATTGGCAGATAGGTTGTCCAATTCCCCCAATCAAAGTCCATGTAATTGTTTAACATCATGACGATCTGAGGGATCAGAACGCCAAGAAACGCCTGTACAAAAGTCTTCAAGGCTCGAGAGCCTACATCTTTTATTTTCATGATATTGTTTCCTTTCTCAACTAAATACAATTCGTCCGGTTATATAGAGCGAAACCGGAGTGTTATTTGTGGTATTGGTTAATGCATTCTCGAAATCCATTTCCAGTGTTAATACATAGTCACTTCTCCATCCAACGCTGTACGAATCTGGTGTGACCCCAGAACCAGAACTATTGAGGTAACCAGATATACCTCTGGCGATAATGGCACTGAATTCCAGTGTTCGAGTCAATGTAGACGGACATGGTTTTGGAAGCGTGATGTCGCATGTAATGTGCTTTAGAGACCCTGTTACCCATCCGTGAGCATAAAATACAGAATTAGAACCGTCTCTGCGTGGGTATGTATCCCCTGCCTTGAAGCCATCAAATTGTATCGTTCCTGTTTCCATATATCTATGGCACTGGTTAATCAAATTAAGTCTTTGTGTATAAGGCTGCTACGTAGAATGTACCAGAAGCCGTCTCCGGAAAGTACGACCGGATCATGATTGACTTACCGGCATTGCGGTAATAAACTATCCACCCTTCTGACGCATCTGCATTGATATATGGCGGAAGTTTGTTATTGTTTGCTCCTTGAAAAAAGCTGTTCGCCACATCAATCCATGTAAATGTCGCATCGGATACAGTTCCAATCTGAGCAAGAGTATCTCTGGTTATATTGCTCAATGATCCGGTGAAGTACTTGCGATACAGAGGCTTGCCGTTGTAGTACCCGACTTGCACCTCGTTGGTGGTGTCTATACACAAAGTAGCGTTTTGATTTGTAATTGTTCCTGCCGCCATTTTTTTCTCGGCGGGTGTGGCTAGATTTAAATTGCCCTAATATTCACCCACTCTCCGTTTACTTGCTTTTGAAAGCTAAAAGCACTTGATGAAAAGCTAAGTCGCACATTTATACCAGTCTCTCGGTCTTCAAACCGCAAGTATAAAGTTGGGTAATTAGTATCTACATTATTCGCCGCAAGCGCAACCATATTCACATTATTCTGCATAATAGTAAATGGAGCTAATTGGTTTGTGCGAATCAAATCAGTTTTTATCGTTCCACTAGCCACGGTCATCACCTCTTTTCGATGACCTAAACCGCCTCAGACCTCCTTTCGGAGATTCTGTAGGAGACAGTCTTAAACCAGTGCACTGCCTCCTTTCTGGAGAGTAATACCCTCCCCCCCCGAATTTATTCTGTAGTATTGTCATTTTGTACCTCCTGTGTTCTCCGGTCATATACCTTCCCTTCGATCAGAAGTCCGTCTGACCGATAAATGTGCGCTGAGTGATACGGGATACCGCTCTTCACCGCTGCCGCAAGGATCGTGTACAGCTTTGCTTCGGCATCATCCAGATTGTCATAGTGATCATACAGAAGTCCATGTGATCCATCTGTACGAATCTGGTTTTCAAGTGTGGTGTAAAAATAAGGCATGATTTATATCTCCTTTCTATGTAAGTGTTTGCACTTCGTGATCCGGGATGCCAAAGTCCAGAAGAATGGTAGCCGCAGTTGAACCGACAAAAGAGCCGGACACCGTGATCGTTCCATCTCCGCATGTGACCGTCCAGTCTCCACCCATCGCAGATTGAGGAGACACCTGTGCTGAATTCTTGATTGGCTCATGGTCTGCCGTGATTCCGGTTGCACCGCTAAAGGTTTTTGGAAGTGATGAGATTCCCGTCAACCTCTTCGGATAAATGGCATGATAGCCAATCAAGGATGGGGTTGCCACTTGGGTGGCTTCTGAACCTTTAAAATACATTTCATTTGTGTCCAGACAGACCGCCAGTTCACCTGGTTCTAGCTTAGTGCCGTCAAAGTCTGACGCTGAACCTCTTCGCATTTGAATAGCCATAAGTTAACTATCCTTTCTTCTAATAATTGATCTGGTTGTTCAGATCATTGTCATTGCATGTTATGGTAGACATGTTGCCTAACTGATAATCAAATGATGTACATGGGGTAACAAACTTCCTTCCCAGAGATGTAAATGAGATTAAGTCTCCGGCTTCAAAGGATGGGTCTGCGCTCCATGTAACTGTAAACGGAAAGAAGTTGACACCCGATACAACCGTATAAGCCTGTGTCGCTACAGCACTGGCAACAGTCTGATTTATGATGAATGGATTGGAATCTATCTCGATTAGATAATCTTCCGTACCAACTATGACTTCTTCTTGATTGATGTCCGTTACCTTTACGCCAGTAACTATCTTACGCAACAGTGATGCAACAGGCTCGGTCATGATTTTTGACAGGGGGTATGCATCGGATTCTTTCGATGCCGGGATGGCTCTTTCCCAGAATCCAAACAGACCGCCATCCTCGGAATCTCCACCTGTCCATGCAGTCTGATAAATATCCCAAGAGTTGTCATTGTCTTCAGCAGACAGGATCATCGGTTTCAGTATTGTTCCTTCTTCAAGGGTATCCCCCATGTTTACATCTGGAAGGATGATGTACATCAGAACATATTCATCCAGTTCGCTTTCAACAGTAAAGAATGTGTGGTTAGACATTTCATTGTCTGTGCAATAAGCAACCCGGATTCCGTCTGTGCCATTTCTCTTGAACATTGCAAGGTAATAAGTCTCCAGAGAGCCTCCTGTACATCCTGTGATTCTGTATCCACCTATGGGCATGTGAAAGTTGTACTGTAGTCTGAATCTTGTAGTGGCTGTAGATTTTCCGTATGCTAATACCTGGCTCCCTGTATCAGTGATTAAACGCCATGTGATACCATTCTCTGTCTTTCCGCTTTCTACATACGGATAAGCCAGTTTATTGCGTCCATACGAACCCTTAAAAGAACCGCCATCGGCATCATCACCATCTGTCCATCCTTCGCCTTTGTATTTTTCATACGAAGTGTCCGTGTTGGAGGCATACTGGATGATGGGATAGATCAATGTATCTGGTCTCCACCCTTGTTTTACATACAGAAAAAATGATGTAAGTTTCTTATATCCGCTTAAATCGTAAATGTTTCCAGAACCACTGACTAAAAGATTTCCAAGTGTTTCAGTGTTGCCGTTTTCATCTTCAACAACACCATCAAACCACCATGAACGTACGGATGCACCCGTACTGAAAAGACTAATTCTGAATTTCGTTTCTCCTGTACCTGCAAAATCAATCGGTGCAGTAAGAAGACTAAAATAAGAATCGGCTGTTGCTAATCCGTATGCGCTTACTCTGCCGCCGGCAGAAACCTCCCAAGTAATACCATTGGATACAAGTCTGGTATTTTGATATGGATAGCGGAGCATATTCCTACCGAACGCACCATGAAAAAGTCCTCCATCCAGATCGTTGCTGTAATCCAGAACGGAAAAGTATTTAATCGCTAATTTACCAAGGTGATTGTATCTCGCATAACATCCGCATAACTGACAGATATAACCAAGGATGTCGCGCTTTGTGACACCTTCGTCCATGTCATCTGTAGACACATTTGGAAGGACATACGATGCATTCGGGAAGTCTTCGCTTTCCAATGTGTATCCAAGGGATTTAATGGCATTCACAGCAGTCATGCCATTAAAGGAGATGGTGCTTGCAATAGGCGTGTTATACTGTTCATCTGCCATGTGGTCATATCCATAGACCGGAATCACTCGACCTACTGTGTTGTTTGTATAAAGCGTATAAACGCCCTTCTGAATACTTACACCGTTGGCAATCAAATACAGTACACACCTAGCACCTCGGAAGTCATAGCCAGACATTAAGCCGTCATGATTTGAGATGCTGAATGATATTTCCTGTGCGACTGTACCTCCAATATCTATCTGCCCGACATCACAGATTTCGTCATGGATTTGCAGAGTCCCTTCCATGATTCGGTCTGTAGTCAGTGTAAGAGAAGCACCATTCGCAAGAGTCACATTGCACTGTACGCCCAAGACAGACGAATCAACGATATAATCTTTCCATTCTTGCTGTGTTGTAATCATTGAAAATTACCTCTCAATGAAGTTGAAGGTTAAACTCGACAAAATCTTTTTGTTAGACCACCACAGGTATACATCACCTTCCCGGTCACCTGTGTAGAAGGTCTTCGTCTGCATCGTTCCTGTCAGCATGTCTGGGTACTGTACTGAGACATATTCAGAATCACATGCCTGTAAAAGCTGCGAACCCTGTTGCCATGTCAGACCAGCAAACTCGCATTCCAGTTTGACCTTCTGTGTGACTTGGTTGACATACATCGTACCTGTCTGGTCACGCCCGGAATCTGCCGCTGAAACTCGCATCCTAGACCACTTGAAACTGGACGGTGCTATAGTGATTGTCTTATTATTGCTAAGATTTCTTATAGTAATCATATTTTTCACCCAATGGGTGGGATTTCTCCCACCCCTTGTTTGGAGGTATCCTTCTATGCTTTCGCAGTGATGTTATATCTGCGATTCATAGCCTTCACACCTTTGGCATTGGCTCTCGCCACTACCTGACTATCTAAATAGGTATTAACCTGGATAGTTTCGCTTTCATTTCTGTTGCCAACCATTGGACGAAGTGCCTGTGCAATGGCAGATGCAATCTGTTCTCTGTTGGCTACTGCTGTTCTACCACCAATCGTACCGACTGCCTCCGCTCCGGCTTCTCCGGCTACAAATAATGATCCGCTCTGTGGATAACCACCAGATGCGTATAACTCTGTTCGGATACTGCCTTGTACGTTCTTTGTCACACCGTTGGCTTTTGCGACCGTATCAAAACTCATGTTCTGAACAGCCTGTCTGATACCCTGTTTGATGTCATTACCAATGGTATTACCTACTCTGGAGAACGGAGCATTATTAGCCGCCCCTTGCATTGCTTGGCACAGGCTTCTCGGAAGGTCACCTATCTGGTTCGTGACATTCTGCAAACCATTCCGTAAGTCATTGCCCATGCGGTTTCCAATCTGACTCCACGGCTGTGCATCAAACCATTTGGCAATCGTGTTGTAAATAGCTTTCACGTTGAATCCAGAACCAATCTGATTCATGACCTTTTCCATGTTGTTCTTCATGGGTGTTGCAAGGTTTCCGAAAGGCTGTGAGTTGATCTTCTTCTGAACAACACTATAGATGTTCTTAGCATTCAGACCAGCACCTGTCTGGTTCATGGTCTTCTCCATGCTGTTCTTAGCATTCGTTCCCGGTGTTCCAAATGGCTGTTTTCCAAGTGCCGTATTGATTCTGCTGTAGATTGAACCGCTTGCAAATCCCATACCTGTCTGGTTGGCAGTTGCTTCGATCTCGCCCTTCATGCTTGTACCCATATTACCGAATGGCTGTTTGAGCATCAGACTACTCATACTGGAGTAGATGCCTTTATAGTTCACATCATGACCAGTCAGATTGAAGCGTGATTCCACTGGATTCTTCATCTTGTTCGCAGTATCAACCCACCGCTGTCTTCCTAAATTGGTTGTAATCAGTGATGCAATTCCACCGTAATCCACTCCAACGCCAACGGCATTCAGTGCTTTATTGATCAAGCCGACATTAACGCTGGATGTCTTGGATGTAGTACCAATGTTATACAGTCCGGTATTCATGAGGTTTACACCTCTGACGGTTGTATTTGAAGTATTACCAACAGAAAGAAGGTACTTATCAAACGCACTAAGCTGAAATCCTGCGCTTTTTGATGCAGTGCCTACCGCACTTTCTGCATCTGCACTGGCATACATCTGATTTGTGTATGACCGTCCGGCAGTAACACCATTGTACATGCCGTTCGACAAATCACTGTACCCGTTGTACATCAGCTTCATGATTGGCAGACTAACCTGTTGTGCGACAGTATTATCTGTAATCGCCTGTGATCCCCTTCGGATAGCTTCTGCCATCTCAATGTTTCCACTGCTGAGTGCGTCTTGATATGCGTGTGTCAGCGACAATGCGTTATTATTGTCATACACGGCACTGGTATACTGCTGTGTTTGAGCAGTTGCTTGTTCTACACCACTCGTTGTATATACTGCCGTGTTAGTAGTGGTTTTTGATGTTCCACCATACCCCATCATTCCGGCATACACAGGCTGTTTATTGGCATCTAAAATAGCTTGCAGTTTGGAATTCGGGGAACCTTCTCTTTCCATCCAGTTCTGGACATTCAAGCCATTAACATTCACGCCCATGCCTAATGCCCCGGATGTTTTTATTTGAGATGCATACTGCTTCACTTTAGGGGCTGCCTCTGCCGCCTGTTGTCCTGTTTCTGCAATCTGCTCACCTAATGCTTCCAAAGCGATGTTTAGATTTGCAGTCTCGTCATCAATGACTTTTTGATATTCTTGGATTGACTCTTTACTTAACGAAGCAGCGGAGGCATCGCCAAACAGTTGCACTACTGCATCATATACATCTTCATACGAATATCCGTTGCTACGTGCGGCCCCCACACCACCAGTCATATTGAACAGTTGTTCTGGTGTGATATTTCCACCAGAACCAGCCATACTGGACATAAGAGCCACAATGTCAGAACCAGACCATCCAGTCATATCTTTCAATGCAGTCATTGAGGATGTCACCTGTGCATGGTCAATCTGATATTGCTGTTCTGCCCTTCTCTTGCCAACATCTGCCTGTGCAATAGCTGTTGCACTTTCCTGTGCTATTTCCGCATAAGCCGCTTGCAGTGCCAGTTCTCTATATGCATCAAGTAATTTCTGAATTTCTTCCAGATTGCTATGAACCTGTCCATTGACCAATTCAAACTGCAATTTGAGAGGAACTAAATCCAACTCATTAAATGCATCTTGAATAGTTTGCAGTTTCCGAAGGTCTGCATCGCTGATAACCTCCTGTGAGGAAATCTGTTTAAACTGATCCAATAAGGACTGCCCTACATCGTAGTCCTCGTTCACCTTTGTAATTTTGTCCATTCTATGAATAGCTGCGTTCCGCATATCGATTGCAGTCTGCAATTCAATAGAATTCTGCCTAATCCGCTGAATGGTATCCTGGAATTGTGCGCTATTTTCTTTTAAGTCATCAATCCATCTCTGGAATGTTCCTTTGGCATAACCAATGGCAACAATGGCAATGGCAACCGGAATACTAAAGGTCAATCCCATCGGGCCGAAGGTTAGTACACTTCCGGCAATACCAAGAGCCGCACCCAAGGCAGTCATAATGGCATTCTTGAGGTTTACCCCCTCATATCCCATGTTATACGCACCTTCATACTCAAGAGTGAAACCGCCTACCATCATGGCAATGCCAAGCTTCTGTAATCCAGTCAGTTCTTTTATGCTGTTGCTGAATGCATTGGCAAGTTTCCACCCAAGGATAGCTGCTCCAATGGCTTTAGCAACATCAAGGATGGTATCGAAGTTTTCTTTGAGCCAGTCAACCTTCTTGAGAATGTTTTCCCCAATGTCAACACGCTCAAACATGTCAGCGTAGTTAGTGCCTCCACTTCCGGCTCCACCACCGCCACCACCGCCACCGCCTCCGCTAGTGGGGTTGTAAGTCGGCTGTTCTTGCAGTTGGTTCAGTTCATCAAAGTCAAGTACGGAAAGCTGTTCTTCCAGTTCTTTAACTTTGGCTGTTGCTCCTCCGGCAGAACCACCAATGCCACCAATGGAATTTCCAACATCTCCGTAGGCAGTTGCTACTTTCTTGGCTCTCATATAGGTGGACTGTCCAGACAAAGCTGCGAAGAATGCATTGATATAATTGATGCCTGTTACTAGCCAGTCAACCAATCTATCAATGATCGGAGCAACGGCATTCAGAACACCAGAAAAAGCTGCCCCTATGCTGTTTTTGGCATAGTTCATAGAGGTGGCTATCGTATCCATAGACAAGGCAAACTGGTCACCCGTTGCTTTTGCCCACTGGTAAGCATTCTGCAATCCCTGGGTAAATCCTTGCATAAGATTAGAGATGAGCGTTCTCATGATCTTCATTTTCGCAAGACGCAAGAACTGAGAACCCAGTGTCATTAAACTGGATGGGAGGATTTGCTCAAAGACATTCTTTCCAAAGTTTCCAACAGATGCAAAGCCGGATTTCACTTTATCTAACATGGATACAGTACGTTCAAGGGAGGAGTTTGTTTCTTCTGTTGTGACGGAATCTCCACCAGATAGTCCGGCTCTTGTGTTGCGTTCTTTGTCTGGCAATCCTATTTGTCTCTGAAGATTGTTTGCTGTTCTTGCGGCATTTACCAAACCAGAACCGCCCTTTAAGGCTTTGTTGGCATTCGCAATCCGTTCCATAGCGTGGGCGAGCTTTTCAGCCGGGGTGATGGAACTGGTTAACGCTTTCCGCAAATCATTCAGTCCGCTTGAGCCAACATCTTTAATATTCTTCAGACCAGTTGCTACGCTCTGAAGTCCGGCTCCGTTGGATGTCGCATCTTTCAGACTTTTAAGCGTATCAATAAACTCCGTTAACGACTGGACTGTCGTTTTGGAGTTATCACTGATCTCTATCTGTAGATTTGCTATCTTTACTGCGCTCGCTGGCATCCCAAGCCTCCTTGAATTTATCGAGGTTGTGCTTAATTCTTGAGAGTATCTTTTGTTTCTCTGCTTCTTCCTCTGCTTCTGTCTTCGGGAAGAAGGGGAGCGGTTCCTTTAAGTAGTCTTCCGCTTTATGCCCCTTTTCCCGGAAAGCGTTGGATAAGGCAATCGCTACTCCGTCATAATGGTATATCCCTTGCATCCAGAATTCTTCATTTCGGACTTTGCGCTGTCTCATATAGACAGCTTCGTAATATTTTAAGGAACAATAGTCTCCGTACCAGAATTCATCATACGGTACTCCCATGCTCATGTAGTACATGCACAGGTCATCTAAATGCTCCTCCATCGTCTTCGGTTGATCGGAACGTGTGGGATCGTCTTCGTCTATCTCTCCACGCTCCAAGCTACGTTTCCCTGGTGGGAATTCAGTTCCGTAATGGCTTCGCTGATCATCTCTCCGATGATATCAGTCAGATAATCGCCATCTGCATTCTGGTCACTGATGCTATCCCAGATTTCCTTCCTTGTAGCCTGTGGCACTCTCTTATGGTTTGCAATGAACGCACCATAGAAAAGTTCTTCTGGAGCAGTCAGAATGTAGTCATTCATTTTAGAGAAGTTGAACCCGTTTCGTTCCATCTGCTTGAGGGAATCGGGAGTGAATTCAAGCACATACTCTGTGTTTTCGTAAGGAATTCTTAATTTCGTTTTTCTGTTTTTCATGTGATACCTCCATATCATATTCAAACTGTTTTAATAATTGGGGAGAGACAAATGCTCTCCCCATGTGTAATGCCTATCAAGCACCGGAAGATGCAGACCATCCGGCAATGGTGTTCGGCACGATGTGTGCAGTTGCCTGTAACACCTGGTTCACTTCGATGCTCGGTGTACCCAGATCAACAGGCTCACCGCTGAAGTAGAACGAAGTCAGATTGCCTGGGAAGACGATTTCAAACCACGTAGCCTTGTTTGATGCTTTTGCAGTCTCAGCCGCTGTAACAAGTGCTTCCCATGCAGTCTTAAATGCAACTGTAAGGTTTGCCCCCACCTGGAAGTCTCCGCCCGTGTCCTTTACACCTGCCACATAGCGTCTCCAGGAATCAGAAAGATCCGTGCAGTCCAACTGATCCGGCTGCGCATTCATTTCGCCCAGAGAAATGATGTTAGTGATCTCCGTGTAACCACTTGTCGGTCTGGTTCCGGCAGTTGCCTCTACAGCATATTTAAACTTCACGCCAATGGTTGACAGTTCTAATGCCATTGTTTATTCCTCCTTAGTTTTCTTTGTTTTGGTAGTAGTAGTTTTCTTTTTCGGAGTTTCTTCCTTAGTCGGTTCAATCACTCCACAATGATCGCAACGGAACTGACCGGGGAAGACATCCTTTCCACAATTCTTACATTTCATCGAGTGTGTCACCTCCGCAAATCACCCTCTGGAAACGCAAGGAAATGCGCTCAATCGAAGGGTCATAGTTGGGTATCATTTCGCTCAGTTCTTCGAGAAATCCCATGCCTCGCATTGTTGTCTCAATGATTTGAGCAATGCTGTCTGTCTCTCTGCCGTATATCTCAATGTAGAAATACACTCTGTTCTGCTCATCGGAAAAATCAAGATTCGTAGCTGCGTAAAGCGGAGAATGGGATTCCCGAATGTATACGCAAGGGAGTTGCCTGTTAATCTCTTCGTAGTATCTGGTCACATATACGCCATCCAAGGCAGTCACCAGTCTGTCATAGATTTGATTCATCGTAATCATTTAAAACGCTCCCTTACTTTCTGGTCTATCTCTGTTTGTATGCGTCTGGCAGTGTTTTCCATGTAATGCTTCGGCTCTTTGTTGTAACGGTATGTACTTGGGTCTTTTCCAGACTTCTGATGATGCTGAAAAGTCCGCTCATGTGATTCCGACCACACACCTGGATAAGTAAAGAATGAATCTCCACCCATGTGTTCATAACCGCTGTTGTAGTCTGCCGTATATCCGGCTCCCCATTCCTCGAATGCTATCTGCTCACCACTGGCCACTATCGTGGCATTGGAACCGCCATGATGAATGGAAACATCGTCATACCCGACTTGTGTACGATAATCTTCCGCTAAGTCAGCAGATAAATCACGAACCTTAGAGCGCAGTTCTTCGATTTGTTTAATCGCACTATCCAAATTGTCCAGAGTAATTTTGATGTTCATTTGCAGAATATCCTCTGTTCGTTCATCGTAGTCGGGTGAGACAGGACATAATAATGTTTCCCGTCTATGGTGATTCTCGTTCCCACAGTGATGGTGAGCGGTGCATTTGGAATAATCTGGACAGACCAGTCTTCCTCTATTCCATACGGCTTATGACTCGATGTACCCTTAAAGACCACACAGCCTTTGGCAGTAACCGCTTCGTTATATTCCACATCATGGATCGCAGTCTTATAGCCTTGGGTATCTGTCCTCTGCTGTGTGCCTTTAATCGTTTCATAGATAAACTCTTTCTGGTTTCTCTTCAGTCTTCTCATAGCACCTTCACATACGGAATGAGGTGAGCATGGATGTACTGCCTCATATCAGAGTATTTATAGCCTCGCAGAATGCCATTCTCGGAATGCTGTGTCTCACCTTCAGCACCCCGAATGGAAAGTCCGAAAATTACGGCATCTATCACAAGCGAATCGTACTTGCTGTAATCCCGTGTTTCCCCCTCTTCCAGTTCGGGGATACCAATCAGTGAGTATTCCCAGTTAAGGCACTCCGTCTGAGCCTGTGAGATATAAGCGGATATCAGTTCATCCGAATAATCATCACCGATCAATATTTTGATTGTCTGAATAAGTTCTTCTACCGCCATCCGCTTATCCTCGTCTTACTGTTTCTTTGTCTGTTAAATCAGCAAAGGATTTAATCAGCTCTGCCCGTTACTTCCCGATGCAGCACCAATGGTGATTTTTGCAATGCCATCCAGATGCTCTGCAAACAGGTACAGACCAAATACGGCATAAGCCTCAGATGTCATGTTTTTGAAGTTGCCGTTGATGTGGTATCCAATGAGTGGCGTTACGCCATCAATGGTCATCGGCAACCCGGCACGTGCGAAATCGGAAGCACCCGGATTTACATAGTAGGCAACCATGTTGTAAACCGGAGTAGCCAGTACAATGCCCGGTGCAACTTCAGTGCTGTCGCAGAGGAAGATTCTCCGATATCCAAGGAAGTCAGAGATGTACTCCATACCAAATGCAGTGCTTACCTGTGCACCAATGGTAGCTGCACCAAGATAGGTGTAGAAGTCATCTACGTTAACGAACGCAACAACTTCACCCGGTGCAAGACCAAGCTGACTCCATTTGTCCAGAACTTTGCCTTTTGCCTTTGCCAGTGCCGCCTGGAACGTAGTACCAGTGCCAGTAAGAGAACCAGTGTTAAGGAAGGTATAGAATCTGCCTTTAACAACATTCTGGAGTTTTGCTTTGAATGCATCGTCTGTACGTGCAATGGCAATGTCATAGCCGTACTTATTGATGGTTTCCAGAGTAACTGCTGTAGCGTATTTCTCTACAGTTGCCTCTACAACCTGTGTTCCGGCAATTGCTACCGTAGTCGGTGTGATGTCAACACCTTCAGCCGGAGAGGTTTCCAGTGTGCCAATAGTATGCGTGATAATCTGCATACCCTGTCCGGGCGTCTTTGCAATCGGATTAGAAATGCCAAATACGTTCATCAGAGAAGTAAAGTCTCTTCCGAAGGAAGACACGAAATCAATTTCTCTGACATTTACGTTTGAGACATTCGTTGTCTTAGTAATAGCCATTTGTCTTTTTCTCCTTTTCAGTTAGTTAATAAATAATTCAATGTTTTCGGAAATGAGTTTCTGCCGTTTGGCAGTGTCACGCTCCTCCAAAATCTTTTCCTTTGTCCATCCACCGCTTGCAGTGCCGTTATTGGTGGGATGCGGTGTGCTTCGGATGGTTTCTTCACGGACGCTCTGCCGTAACGATGACTCAAAAGCCTCATGCGCTTTCAGTTGGTTGGCTTCTACTTTGGAAAAATCGCCATCGACAAATGCCTCTGCTGTCTCTCTGGCTAGTTCCTCATCAAAGCCTATGCTCTGATAAAAAGCTGTCTTCTGTGAGATTGTCATATCTCGTTTCAGTCTGAGGTTTTCTTCCTCGATAGCTTTGTAACGGTCTTCCTGTTCCTGTTTCAGCCGTTCCTCTTCGGTCATGTGACCTTTTAATTTGTCTTCTGCCTCTCGCATGGCATCCTTGTACTTCTTAGCTTCTGAATTGGCTTTGGATATGAGGTCTTTGTATTTACGCTCTGTATCCGTATCCGTAACTTCCATTGCTTCAAGTGCTGCCACCTTCTCTTCGGCAGTCATCTCTGCATAACCAGAGATATCATTTACGTTGATTTTCAAAGTGTCCTCCTTTGCGTTTGTTTGTGGCAGTTCCCTCTGCCTGTGCGTGATTACCGTCTTTCCCTAGACTATATATTTCAAGGCTTATCGCCTTTTGAACTTTGTTTGGTGATTGAAATCCAGCAGCGGCAGTTCACATTATTGTCTGCTTCTTGGAACATGCCCGGTGCTAGTGCGGAGTCACCGCCATACGTGACGAATTCTTCATCAAACGGGATCGTCACACCTTCAAGAATCCAATGAGAATCTCTTACTTTCTCGTCTCCCATTGTTTCCCAGGTCTTCATCACCCCCTTTACACCACGGACAGATTCAACCACTCCCGTGTTGAAGCATCGGTTGGCTTCTGCCTCAATCATCCGCTGTAGCTTCTCTTTGTCTGTGATGTCTCGCTCGTATATTTCGGATGTCGTTTCGCCTCTTGGGTATACCCAGTTGAGGACTTTGGTAAGGTCTGGGATGTCCTTGTCCTGTCCTGTGAACAGAAGTCCGGCTGCCCAACCGTCTAACAGCCAATCCCATAGGCAATCCCAGAATTTATCTTTTCTCCGTCTGCGCTCTTTGGCAGACATTGCTTCGTATTCAGCAACGGAAGTAACTGCGATTTCCTCGACAAGCGCATGAATCTCATCAAACCGTTTCTTCCTCTGTTGTAAGATTGTCTTCTTCAATCTCGGTCACGTTCCCTTCTTCGCCATGCTCTTTAAACCATTCAAGCCCTTCGAGGAATTTCTTATTCGGGTCATAGAACAGTCCGCTGACTTCATAGGCTACCTTCGGGTGTATCTTCGGGTTGTTCAGCATTGCGATAAGCACCTGTGATTTGGTTGCCATGTTTTCATAATGCTGTCTGGTGTAATCAATATTGATGGCTTTAATCGGGATCGAGAGTTTCCCTGTTCCCTCGCAGATTTCAAGCATCAGACGGATTGCCATGTATTCCGGTCTGTCGATGTTCTTCTGGTCACCCATTGCAGACTCATACGCACCTTCCCAACCGTTCCTGTACACAACAGCCAGACCGTTATCTCCACCGGAATAGGAGTTGTCCGATGTATTGGGCAGTGAGGCAATCGTGCGGATGGCACTTAGAAAGTCCTCTTTCAAAGTCTGCGTATTACTCTGGTCAAGTTTCGTACCTAACTGTTCTACAGATGCCTTATTCTCGTTGGAGATCAGTTCAATCAATCCCATTTCCTTGATGTCATTCGCAGTCATGCCATCCGGCAGCTTGCAGTTAACAAGGACAAGAAGCGTCTGGATCGCCTGTTCAATACCGTCCATACGGTTGGAATTGAGGTTGTTGATGGCATCACACAGAGGAAGTACGATCTCCGCATTGCTCATACGGTCTTCACCACATGGGTATTCAATGATGGGAAGTTCGGACAGGGGATAAGGATCATCTCTTATGACACGGTTGTCACGGATTTCAAAGAAGCGGTTACCGGACGCATTCTTCACATAGACAGACCATGTTTGTACTCCGTCCGTCTCCGTTGTGACATACCAGCAAATTTTCGGGGTATGCGGAATCTTCGTGGTATACGCCACTCCGGCACATCTGGGGTCAAGCGTAGCCAAGTAGAACGGGGATTCGTCTTCTGCCTCCTGTGTCTTCGGGAGAATCAGACGATATGCTGTACCGCAGATGTTGTACCATTTGACCAGATCGTAATCTAAAGTTTCTTTGCCCTCTAAACGGCAGTAATCGTTCAGCGTATCAACATTATTGGCATAGTTCTGGTCATTGGCTGAATATTTTATGGCATCCCCGGCTAAATACCTTGTGTGGAAGTCCACGACTTCACGGAATCTGTTTTCCACAATCTTGTTAAGGATGTAGTCATTCAGTTCCTTCGTCCGGTTAAGGATTGCCTGTTTGCCTTTGTAATAGTCATACAGGTAATTGATTTCCGTACAGTTTTTACTGAAATCACCAGTCAGAAGAGACAGCACCTCTATGATGTTGTCTGCTGTGATCTCTTCAAAGGATGTGTATAAAGCTTTGCGTCCGAATAGATTCATCCGTTTCACCCAAATAAAAAGCGGTCTACTCCATTTAGGAATAGACCGCCATCAGTCTCTGTCCACAGGCTCAGTCCTGTGTGTATTTTGTTTTTCTTGAAATCTCCCGGATCACAAGACCGTACTTGCCTACAAAAACTTCGGCAGTATTCTTGCGCTCCAGGATACTTTGTAAAGCCGTCAAGGCTTTTCTGTTATTCAAAATATCATATTTCTCTAATTCGTGCAAATCATCAGTGTTTTTCCTGTTTTCCATCAAAACCACCTCCGATGCACTGTAACCGTGTTTGCTTCAAAACTCTGTGCAAAGTCGGACAGCATTGCCATTGCATCCGGCACATCATCTTTCTTTGTCTTGCTGACATGTGAGAATCCGCACAGCAAGCGCATGGCTTTGTCATACTCTTTTGACCGCTGTTCCTTTGCTTTGAACAGGCAGTGTGCTTTCACCCACATGCTCCCGACAATGATACGTGTTTCCTTGTTCTGCGTACTGTATTTCGTAGTGATGGAACATGTACCGCCCTTCTTCTTCACAAGTTCGTCTACTTCGTTCGCTATGCGTCCTCCGGCAGCATTACTCTCAAACCTACACAGCTTCACGCCATGCTCCATCAGCTTAGATGCTATCTTCGGCACAGTAATGTCCG